TAAAGTAATAGTTCCGCTTGTTGAACCAGCAATAATTAAACTCATAATATTACCCATCTAGAACCACTTGAAATGGTTACTGTTTGACCTGAAGCAATAGTGATTGGACCTACACTTATTGCGTTATTTCCTGATGCTACTGTATAGCTTGTAGATACAGTAGCAGAGTTTACATGAAGTCCATTGCTTGCATTTAATATTGGGGCATTTACGTTACCTGCAAAAGTAGCGCTTTTATCCTGGTCGATAGTTACTGCGGTAACTTGAGTAGTTGTCGTATTTGGAGTAACTTTAATTACAGTCTTTGCGCCTCTAGCCGTAGCTCCCCAGGCTTCAGTAGCTAGACCTTCAAAAGAAGCTTGTGGGTATCCGCTTGAGGAAGTTGTGCCATATCCGGCTAATTCAAACTTACCTAAGCTATCTCCACTTTGAGGCGCTTGCGGCGCGCCAGCATTTCCTCTAAATTTAGTAACTCGTACAGAAGAACTATTAGCATCGCTTGAATACCCACGAACTGCAATACGAGAAGTAGAGTTGTTATCACCTACTGCTCGAATTAAAATATCCGGCAGGGTTGATGTATTAACACCAATTCGACTTACGTTAATTAACGGATTTGTAGCTAAATCAAGATAACTAGAAGCATCTAAGTTAACTGATTTTCCGGCAGGGTAAGTAACAAAAACATCTTTTGTTCCGCTAGAAAAACTTACTAAAGATCCAGCGTTGCTAGACGCTAAAATTGTTGTACGACTTAAGGTTGTGCCAGAACTTGTGTAAGTCCCAATACCAACTTCCCATTCAGAAGTGCCTTGGCCGGCAATGACGTAATATGTAGTATTGCCGTTACCTACTGCGGAAAAGGATTGATAGCCAGTAGCGGCACCCGCTAAGGTGACGGTACCAGTACCGGTTGTTGCTGTCGTTTCTTTGACGCGATCGGCTAGAACGAGGGCCATGTTTTAGTCCCCCAGTTAAGCAGCTTCGAGTTGATCGGCCTTGAAATAACGCTGTTGAGTTTGACCGTCGGCTTGATATTCAACAAGTAAAAGCAAAGTCGCTTCAGAATCAACTGTCGCTCCAATAATTTCACCTTCAATAGTAGGCGAGACAAACTTAACTTTGTCACCAGTTTTAAAAGCCATGTAATTCTCCTTAAACTGATGCAGTATAAGTGACATTTAATGTGTCACCGTTTGCAACAATACGATTGCCGCCAGTAAAGCTACCAGCAGAATACAAGACACCTGATGTACCACTCGTAGCAGTACACATAAACGCGCCAGCTACTGTACCGGAAGCATTAATGGTGAATGAAGTAGCCGTAGAAGCTTTAGAACCAGCAGAAGCAGAACCCCAAGCTGGAGCTTTACGAGTTCCAGAATAGCCTGTATTTTCTGTCCAGCCGCTATGGGACGCTAATGTATCGCCAGCAGCATAAGTTGGGCTAGAAGTACCATCTACTAGACCCAAATACCAGGCAGCAGTGTAAGCTGATCCAGCAAAGTATTTATCTAAAATATCGTTCTTGCCGACGGTGACAACAAGATTTTTAAATTCCTCGGACCATTTAACTTGGCCAGAAGCATCTAAACACTCAACAGAATACACGCCAGTAGCACAGAGATCTTCTGACAAACCAGATCCAACTGCGACTTGAGCGCCCATTGAATCNACTAANTTAATTTTNTCAGACTGCATAGTTAAATCTCCTAATTAAAACGCTTTCGCTCTAGCTTGAATAACCGATCCTGCAAACAACGCATGATCATCCGCTTGGTGGATGTTGTCGAGCGATTTCTCGAGCATTGCATTCCAAGTTGCAATTCTGTCGTCGTCTTTCAAATACGGAGAGGCTTGAATCAAAGTGCCGTATAGATAGACTTCGGGGTGATTCGTTAATAACCAATTAGCCGTATTGGTATCCGACAATGCCTGTATTTTAGCGTAATATACCATCTCTGCGGTAATACTTGCACCAGGTACTGGCAATAATTGTAATTGATTGCCGACAATAGTATAGAATTTTGGGACTTGAAGGGTCGTAAAATCTTTTTTGAAATTATCCCATTGATTTAAGCTTAGAAAATCAACTTTCTGAAAAGGCACTGTTGTCTGATTTGTCAAATTCAACATTTCTAAATAATCCCCAGGCAAAGCCTCATATTCCTGGTCAAAAGTCGCAGTGGCGCGAACGATTGATTTTTGATTGCGTAATCGCTCATCTTGATTAAACTGAGACTCAGCCAAAGCAATAAAAGACGGAATAACAGCCGTCAAATCAGTACGATTTAGCCAATCAGCTACGGCTGATTTTAGTTCGGTATATGTTGTAATTGCCATTAAACTTCCCTTGTCGCCCAAATATGTTCTAGCTCGAAGTCAATGGCACCAGTATGTTTGATCTCTTTAGAAAGATCATGGTCAATAAAGACCTCAAAACCAGCGCTTCTTGCCTTCCGGCAGAAAAATATATCTTCGCCGGTGTACTCTTGATGTGCAGCCGAAAAGCCGATCATAAAGTATGGCAACTTGATTTTATCAAAGATTGACACTTTTATCAGCATTATTCCCATTCCAACAGAAGCGACTGATTCTAGGCCTGTAGAATCCTTTTCNGTATATACGCGCTCATTCGTTTGNTCGTTGGCAAAGGCTACNGGTTGAATAGGAAACTTGCGTGTGGGGTAGTTTACGGCGACAATATCCTTGTCGTGAGCTATTAAGCGTTCTAACGTAGACATGGGNAANCTCATGTCCGTATCCACNAAAAGGATGTGGGTTACGTCCTCTTCTAAAGCATTTTTAATCAATTCGGTACGTTGATTAACAATTAAAGTGCCTTGAGATTGAAGCAAAAACAGCGGCACCTGAGTGTACGCTGTCATTCCCGCTAAATCATAAGCAAATCCTGCGTTCACCATATCTCGGCATGGTAAACAAATGGCAACTTTCATACTTTTCCTTCGCGAGTCCTAAAAAAGCGATTTTCGGGGTCATTAAGCCATTTTTTAAAGGCAACTGTATCTCTTACAATACCTTTTGCGTTTAGATCGGCCCAAAGAGACATAGGGATTGTAGCAACTTTGATATAGTCGCCCTTCCATTTATCTCTAGCGCCCGATTGTGCTAATTGAGCCTTATTTTGCTCAATAATATGTGTTGTATCTTGGACTTGTTCAATACGGCACTCGCCAGTATCGTCGTCATAGTAAAAGTATTCTTTCAGACCTAAAAAGTGGTCTACGTCTAGGAGTCTTTTATCAGCCATAGTCTTAAAGGTTAAAAACGGGGGCTTGTGGCCCCCGTCTTATTTACATCAGATTAATACGAAGTGTTTAAGTCAGCAACGATACCGTGTGCAGCTTCGTTGTGAATCTTAACGCCCCACTCAACTAACAACTCACGCTTCTCTGAGTCACCAGTTTTGGCGAGTTCGAGTTGCTGGAAGTTACGCAGAGTTACGATTGAAGCATACTCAGGGTTGAAGCCGAATGCGCTACGCTCGCGTTGGAAACGGTTAGGAACGATTGAGATCTCACCGAAGTCAGATACATAAACGTCAGCAGCACCGATTACAGCACCTGGTTTTGGTGAAGTGATCTGGTAACGGTTAACAGCGATACCGGCGAAGGTAGAAGCTTGTTGTTTGTTAGCAGGACCAACCATCAAAATTGGAGGCTGAGTTACAGAGTTAACGTATACAGACTTAACCATAGACTTAACCAAAGTTTCAGTAAAGCTACGTTGTGTACCATCAGTTGCACCAGCATTTGGGTAACCAGAAGTTGTACCAGACAAAGTTGGGTTAGCACCGCCAGATCCACGGAAAGTGTTAGTTATTAACCAGGCTTCAAAACCAGCAGTTTTACGTGCAGAGCTTGAAGAACCAGCGTTACCAGCTTGGTTAGAAGTAGCGATAACTTCCATGTCACGCTTCAATTCCTTAGAACGCTTAGCCAACTGGTAAGCCAATTCAGAACGGCGACCAGCTTTGTCTACAGCTTCCAAAGTACCGGAAACGATAACAGTTTTCACAGAGATCTGTGTGTAGTTACCAACACGTGATGTTGGATTAGAAGTTTGGATAGTTGGATCGTCACCTTCAATTGCAGCATTGGTGGAATCTGTTGCAGCCAAACTGTCAACTTGCCATTCGTAGTAAGTGTTTGATACGGATTCTTTACCAGCATTGCTGATAAATGGGGTATCAGCAGGGCTGATGTTATAAATTACGTTAGCTAAATCTTCGCGAATACCTTTAGCTTGGTATGTTTGAAAAGTATTTGTTGGAGCAGTCATCTTAAATCCTATCTATTAAATGAAAAAGTCAAAAGCTGCGGCGGCATCTTTCATGCTACCGCTCTTAGCAAGACGCGTTTGAGCTTGCTTAGCTTCAGATTGTTTGGTAGGTTGACTTCCAGCAGATCCTGGCTTGGAGGTTTTAGGCCCCTTACTAGGCACAGGTTTAATAGTAGATTTCTTACCCATCAATTCGTCGTATAGAGCTGCTTTACGCAACAATACTACGGCCCGATGGTCCAAAATCTGCTCCAGTTCACTATCAGCATACCCAACTGCTTTAGCCGCGTCCATCAACTTCGACCGCTCGGCTGCTGCTTTCTTAGAATCTTTCCACTCGGGAATTGCTTCCACAAGTTTNTCNGCTTCTAAGCGTAACTGTTCCTGTCTAATCTTNGCTGCCTCTTGCTGAGCAGTAGCACCTAAGCGCTCTTGTTCGGCCTTAACGGCAGTAAGTTTATCCTGCTTGTCACGCCACAATTCGCGCTGCCTTACCCACTCATTAGGATTCTCTTGATAGAGACGGTCCCAATCTGGAGCCTGGTCGGCTTGTGCTAATTGTTGCTCTAACGCACCTAACATCTGAGCGTAATACGCACGCTCCTGACGCACTTGACCTAATTCGGCTTCAGCTTCTTTACGCTGTTCTGCCAATGCTTGGGTCTTACGCGTATAGTCCTGGGTACGGCTATAGCCTTTTTGAAGTTCGTCAAGCGTTACCTCTACCTCGTTCCCGTCAACTTTGACGAGATAGGATTTGGGCTGCTCTTCTTGCTCCTCAGTCTCTTCCGTCTCTTCAGACTCGGATTCTTCCTCAGCTTGCAGGGCTTCGGTTTCTTCCTCAGTTTCCGACTCTGTACTTTCTACATCATCGGTTTGCGCCTCAACTTGCTCTTGTTCTCCATCTTCGATGGCCAAAAGTGAATTGAAAGCATTTTGTGCATCAAAATTCTCTCCAGTTCCTACTGCTGGATTACTGGTTTCATTTGACATTGTATATTCCTTTTATAAAAAGTAAAGAAGTTACAGACCTTCTCGGTCCTGTTTTCTCTTAATGATAGCTTTCGTAATTGCTCCTCGCTCTAGAATAATTCGCATATTCTTGGCAAAGTCNTCAACTACTTGGGCCGCTATATAGAGCCGCTCTCGCTGCTCTTTATCGTCCGGTTTTGANGAAAGCCAATCATCTACATAGGCATTCTTCAAAGTCGTCAGAATCTCATTAAGCAGAGGGTTATCTAAAAGATGTCGCGCCTGTTCTGCTTTTTTGATGTCGTTTTCTATCATTTTTAGGTCAAGAACCTCAGTTTATAAAGAGTTGAATTGATTAAGGATTGTATCTCATCGATTGCATTTTGCAATTCAGAGTCTTGCGGGAAATCTTTAAGGTGACGTGTAGATTCAATGTAATCGCTAAAGGCGCGAATCTCTTCTACTGCTCCCTTAACTGGTGGTTCAAATCCATCAGGGTAATCTTCAACAATCCAATATTTGCCTTGATAGGATTCAATAAATGAATCAGCCAGGTCGCCCATACCATTATAAAAATCGTTCAAAGCCATATGTTCAGCAAAAGAACGAGTCTGTAGGTGGAGCATATGCCCCAAAGTAACCGCATGAAGAATACGGCCCGCAAATTCGGCTACTATCTTATCTTTCATTGTGGTCCCATTGGCTGTTGTGGTGCCATCGGTGGCTGTTGTGGTGCCATCGGTGGCTGTTGTGGTGCCATCGGTGGTTGTTGAGGTGCTGATTGCTGGGGAGCAGCCATGGAATCAACCATCGCTTGTTCTACAGCCGCCGCACGACGCATTTGTTCAGTACCCATCGCAATATCACGTTGCATTTGCTGATCATTGATGTCAGTATTGTATTTAAGTTCTAACTCATAACGTTTTAAAGTCTGATCACCAGAAATACGTTCGCGTTCTCTAGCATCGACCATAATGTCATTCTGATGTTTAAGATCCAATTCAGCCGCTTTTTTAGCAACGTCAGCTTCAACTGCTTTAGCTTGAGCTTCAGCAAGAACTTGCTCTGGCGTTGGTTTTTGCGGAATTTCAAATTTAAAGTCGAGAGGTAGCTCATTAAAGTATTTGCTTGAATCTTTAAATCCAGATAATTCGGTCATTTGACGTAAGGTATTTACGTACTGACCGATAGTAACAACTGGGTTTGAAGGTCCAAGAGTTTGCAAAATCTGTTCTTGTTTGGCTGCTACTTGTGACAACATCGCCATTTTGGTTTCAGTTGTACCAGTGCCTAGGGCTACATTGACTGATACGTCCATGTTGGCATTCCAAGTACGCGGATCCATTTCTACCCACTTGTCGCGTAGTTTAATCATGCGACCTTGATCTTGATTTTGAACAATCAGGAAAAGAATACCTTTAAACAATTGCTTCATACCTTCAGCAAGTACGCGAGCCAACAATTCAACTTGGCCTTGGCCGGCTGAAATAGTAGCATTAACGGCTGCTTTAGTAGTGGACTGTAGTGCGTCTGCATCTAAGCCCATTGAAGCCTTAGACATACCCGTACGAGCTTCCTTGACCATATCCATATAGTCAAGAACTGGCATTGCTGCGCCGCCCACAAAAGCGGTTTCTAATTGCTGAGCCATACCTGGGGCGCGTTGACGAATGATAGCGCCAACTTCATTGTTCAAGACGTCATCAATGTTGACTTGACCTTCTACAATCGCCATGCGGGGATTGATAGACTGAGCTAACGAATCGAGCATTCCGCGCATCAAATGCGTCTTGATACGTTGAATATCCATCGTTACATCGGCAATCGACAAGCCGAAAAAAGCATGAGGCTCGGGGTCGCATTCAAAAATTGCAAACGGCATATGGTCGACTGGCTCGTGGTGCAAGAGCTTAAATGTAGGACCAGCCATGCAGACTTTACGTAGTTCCGCAATTCCATCTCCATCAAAGTCTACTTTTGCGTAAGCTTCAATATACAGCACACGACCAAGAGCAGGGTTGAAAGAATCAAAGCCGCCAATAGCACGAGCAAGGGGCTGACGGGTAATGTACTCAATGTTGGTGTCAAGTTCATTTGATGTTACGAATTGACGCATATCGTCTTCATCGTATCCCATAGATACTAGTTCGGAAACGGTTTTCATTGATCTGTGTGCTACTACCAAAGCGTCTTTCATGGAACGCGCACGACGATCGATTAAAAATTCTTCTGGGGGCATTGCTTGGATGCTGATACGACCTTTAGAAATACGACGCTTGATACGTACATCGTGGACTAAAGGCACTGGTTGCATCATGGGTTGGCCATCTTGACCAATCGCAGGTTGACCTGTTTGCGGATCTGTTACTGGGGCTGGGTGAGCGCCAGGCATTGGATAAGATGCTTCAATCTGAAACTCAACGCCTTCGTTGTCTTGCATCAGCATGGCAACAGAGTTGTCGTCTAAGCCAGTGTAGTTCTCAGTATGAACTTCGTCGTTCTCATTCCACCAGTATTTGACGAAGCCAGACTTGCGAACTAAGGCATCCTTAATAGCAGAGTAGATGATCTTAAAGCCGTCGTTATCGCGTTGAACGATATAGTCGGCATAGTCAGTAGCTTGTTGAGCCATTTCAACTTCACTAGCTGTCTCTGGAGTGTATTCGACAATTTTCTCGGAAGAGAAAAATATACGCATTAGCTGTGGCATTAAAGAGATCACAGTGTCGCGAACGTCCATCGAGATTACTTTAGAACGTCCTTCTTCTTCATCTCCCAAAGGATCGCCACGATAATAAGAAGTAGCTAGGGCGCGGGCGCCACCAATCTCTAAGTCAATATATCGGACGCAATCTTGTAACTCACCCGCGACGATAGCCTCGAGGTTGGTTTCGCTCATTGGCTCATATAATTCGCCAGCTTCGCCTTCATCAGCATCTTCTTGGGCTTCGTCCTGAGCTTGCTTTTCGTCGTGCTGGTTTTCTAATTCGTCAAGAATACGCTCAATCGCTTCTTGGTCATCGACCGCAGCAGTTTTTTGGGGTGCAGGTTTTCTAGTTGCCATATTTATTCTTAGTAATAACTGCCATAGGCTTGATTTGCCAAACCACTACGACGGGCTTGGGGATTAGGCATCATTGGTCCAGACATACCGGATGACTGTGGAAGACCTAAATTGCCAGAACTCATAGAAGGCATATTAGATTCAGTATAAGGAACTTTATATTGTTCTTTTTGCTGAGTAGGAGAGATCATGTTTAAAACAGAACCTAAAGCCTGTCTATTGCTTGGATCGTTATATAAATCTTGAACGCCTTGAGCACCTTTAGTATATGGAGAAAGCAAACCTTGAGCCATAGTGCCCATTCGATCTGTAATTCCTGGCTGTTGAGCGGTTGGTGTACTAGCTGCTAAACCTTCATCGGCATTAGATCCGTTGGCGTTATAGCCAACTTGCTGACCAGGAGCTTGGGTAGTTGGGTCGTTTTGAGTCATTCCACCCATCATACTGTCTTGGCCAGAACCGTTACCCATAATCATGTTAGCAATCATTTCCCACATTATTTGAATCCTTTAGGCACTTGTTGGTTCTTATTGCCGCGGGATACAGATGGGGCAGGTTTCTTTTCTTTTAACGGATTTGGACCTGGTTTAATCTTGGCGGTGTATTGTTCCATCGCTTTGAGGTCTTTTGGGCTAATCATTTCTTGCCTTTCTTTTGGGCTTCACGTTTCACCGCGTATGCGATGGCCACTGCCTGTTTAGGTTTTTTACCTGCGGCAATCTCTTTACGAAGATTACCAGTAAATGCACTCTTGGAGGAAGACTTTTTCAAAGGCATGATTNTTCCTATAGGCAATATGCGTGTGAGTTTAGCAGATTTTAGTAAAAAAGTGGGTCAGTTCGTGAGACTGACCCGAAATGCGTAGAATCGGTAACTACGCGTGGAGGAAATACCTGGTCATCATACCATCGATAACCCGCGTTTCAAGGGTTTAGACCACTTACTATTGAAGCTGGTGCCATAACTTACTGTTGCGGCATCGGTTGCAAAGGTAAGTACAAAAGCATCCGCTAAGTCTGGAGATGGTAGTCCACGCTTGCGTATGTCTTCTTTGGCTTCGATTTGCAGTTTACCGTTGGAAGTGAACTTGTAGCGCACGGTGGCAAGTTCTGTGATGAGCTGTTCGTCTTGAGGCAAACGGCAATCGCGTCGTTCGAGCCAGGCTTTGGCTTTGTACCAAAGTTCTGCTCGCAAGTTACGGTAGGTTGTTCCCATCGCTGGGGACTCTGAAACATTGATCCCGCGAGCAGGAAGATTAAGCTCACGCAAGCGGTCAACAACCCCGGCGCCAAGGCCGATACTATCCACCAGAATTTCTTGGGGTCTATCAGGTTCTTCAAGGGCTTCCCATTCGGCGACAACTGCGCCAGTAAGTTGCATCAAGTCTAAATTACGCCAACGACGGATAGATTCGGTAACTTCATTACCTTTTCGCTTGCATAGTGTGGACGAATCTGAACCAAACCGTGCCACGTCTAAACCCCAAATCATGGGCGCGACCTTTGATCCTACTACATCTCGTTGCTTAGCAGAGTCCAAAAGATCCATAGGGATAACAGTGTCGTCGTCGGACTTAGGAAACTCACCCAAAACGCGAATACGATAAGCATTTGACTCCTCCCCATAACGAATAGCCATCTCTTCTACATACTCTTTGGATACCCGACTACTATCCGTACATGAAACTTTTCTAGTCCACCACTGGTTTGCTAACCTAGTATGCGTGGCATAGAAGAACCCTGAGCTTCGCACTGGGTTACCTAACAAAATTGTTACTGC